ATACCCTTTGCCAAAATTACCAAATTTGGACAGCAAACAATGTTAGATCGTCCTTTATTTAACATTAGTTGGATATTGGGCAGATTTTGTAACTACAAATGTAGCTACTGTTGGCCCTATGCTCGAAGTGACCGTTTAGATTATCAAACATTAGAAATATATAAGTCTACAGTCGATAAGATAAAACGTCAAGCTCGTTTGAATGGATTTAATCAATTTCATTGGAGTTTTAGTGGCGGTGAGCCAACAGCATATCGAGAACTACTTAATTTAATAAAATACTTAGATGAAACAGAAAGTCCTTATCAAAGCATACATATGACTACTAATTTGAGTCCAGGTTCAAAATGGTGGAATAATTGGTGTAGTGTCACCGACTGTCTACAGCGTCGTAGCATTACTGCCAGCTTTCACTCGGAGTTTGCCAAGGAACAAGAGTTTGGCGACAAATGTTTACAGTTAATGTACGAACGTGTCCACGTAACTGTTAATCAAGTCATGGTTCCAGACAAGTTTTATGAAACACTAGAACGCTGTAGTCGTTTACGTGAGCGTGGGATTAATGTAACACTCAAGCCGCAGAGTAATGATACAGCTACGGCCATTGTAGATGGGTATACTTCAGAAATGTTAGACATAATGCGTAGTGATTTTGAACAACAAGAAGGCTATCAGATTAGGCTAACAGATGGCACTGAAAATTATTATATAGATCAAGCAGAAAGATTTAATGCATTGGGTTTTAATAGTTTCACCGATTGGTATTGCAATAGTGGGTATCAAAGTGTTATAATAAGAGGTAATGAGGTCAAGCGAGCTTATAGTTGTAAAGAAGAATCGCTTGGCACGATAGAAAAATTTACTTTGTTTTCTCAGCCTAAAATATGTGTCACAGACCGCTGTGTTAGTAGTGCAGATAGCAAAATACCAAAATGTATAAATTTAAAGATATAAAAGACGTTCATTTAGAATTAACTAGTAAGTGCCAAGCACGTTGCCCTATGTGTCCACGGCGTATTAACGGTGGTAAAATAAATCCATTAATTACATTGGATGAAATAGATTTAACTACCTTTAAGCAATGGTTTCCAGTTGAGTTTATACAACAACTTAATAGTTTGTTTATGTGTGGAAACTTAGGAGAGCCGATCGTTGCTCAAGACTGTTTAGAAATATTTCAATATCTTAGAGAAACAAATCCTAACATTCATCTATCCATGCATACCAATGGTAGCGCAAGAAGTGTTCAATGGTGGGAACAGTTGGCCTATACCAAAACCCGAGTGGTATTTGGTCTCGATGGTCTGTCTGATACCCACAGTTTCTATAGGGTAGATACAAATTTCAACAAGATCATAGAGAATGCTTGTGCTTTTATTCAAGCTGGAGGACACGCAGAATGGCACATGCTGGTATTCAAGCATAATGAGCATCAAGTAGAACAGTGTCGCACGATAGCAAATGTGTTAGGGTTTAAAAAATTTCAAATCAAACACACTTCTAGATTCCAAAATGAGAAATGGGATGTACTGAATGAAAAGGGAGAATTTGAATACTCTCTTTATCCCACAACTAAAAGCCAGGAGTTTGTAGTCAAAGTTCAAGATTCTATCAAAGAAACTTTTTCCATAAACTGCAAAGCCAAAAAGAACAACAGCATCTATATTTCTGCTACAGGTAGAGTTAGTCCGTGTTGTTGGCTCAATTTGGAACATCGCCCTTGGTATACTGGAAGTAAGATACAGTATCGACTAAGGGTAAAAGAATTTCCTAATCTACATGAAAAGAGTCTAGCTGATATCTTTGAATCGGGTTTCTTTGATCATGTTGAAGCGCAATGGCCCAGGAAGCTAGATGACTGTGCCAAACAGTGTGGTAGTTTTGACAAAGCAGGGGAGCAGTTCCGATGAAAATAGATACCGAACACTTACACTACTGGATGTGCGCCATACGTGAAAGTAAAGATCCTATGCGTACTATGGATGCCCTTTGGTCAGGTCAATTAAAAAGTAAAGAATGGCTAATCAGTAATTTAGATAATTACGTACATCATGATCAAGTAAGTATTGAAATACACGGTGGTTGGGTTGGTGTACTAGCCAGTATGCTGTTTCAGAGTAATATACCTGTGAATAAAATTTGTAGCATTGACATAGATCCTACGGTTGAACCTATTGCTGTACTCATGAACAAGAAAGAAGAAATAGAGGGAAGGTTCAAAGCGATAACTGTAGATATGTGTAATCTCATATCATTTGTAGACATTGTTATTAATACCAGTTGCGAACATATTTCTCAGCTACAGTATGAACAATGGCTACGCAATAGAAATAACGATCAACTATTGGTATTACAGAGTAACAATTATAAAATAGAAGAACATATAAGAACAGCCGATAGCTTGGAAGAATTTAAAGAACAAAGCCATATAGATGTATTATGGGCAGGAGAATTAGAGTTACCCTTATATACTCGATGGATGATTATAGGAAATAAAAATGTTTAAGTTTACTGAACTTAAAATGGTTCACCTAGAGATTACCAACAGATGTCAGGCTAGTTGCCCCATGTGTCCGCGCAACATACATGGCGGGATTGATAATCCATTATTAACTATTAATGAATGGTCGTTAGATGATTTTATAAGAATATTCACACCAGCTGTATTGGCACAACTTGAAATAATCAATTTCTGCGGCAACTTTGGTGATCCGTTAATGAACAATGACATTATTAAAATGTGTGAGTATGTTAGAACCAATGCTCCTAAGGTGGCTATAGATATTCATACCAACGGTAGTCTAAGGTCGTCGGCTTGGTGGAAAGAACTAGTACAAGCACTACCTACTAAACATAATGTAATATTTGCCATAGATGGTCTAGCAGATACTCACAGCATATACAGAGTGGGTACTAGCTATGACTTAATTATTAAAAACGCTCGAACATTTATTAATGCCGGCGGAACTGCTGAATGGCATTTTATTAGATTCAAACATAACGAACACCAAGTAATGGCCGCGGAACTATTAGCTAATGAATTAGGCTTTAAAAAGTTTTCTGTTAAGACTAGTAGACGACATGGTCGGCCATTTCCAGTTGTTGATAATCAAGGAAATTTTTTGTATAATCTTGAACAACCGACTGATAGTGAAATTAAATTTGTAAGTAAGTCAGACGTACAAGGGCACCAGCAATGGCCCGATGCGGATAAGATAAATTGTCTTGCTATCAAACATAAAGAACTATATATTGATGCCCAGTATCAACTAAGTCCGTGCTGTATGATCAGCGCATTTTTATATACAAATTACGATGTTGATTTATTAAAATCATATAACTTGTTCCAAGAAGATTCGGTTATAGAGGAAGGTAGTCGAGTACGCGAACAAGTATTAGGATTTCCAAAGCTAGATGTTTTAAAATCTGGATTAAGGAACATCATTGAAACCGACGAATGGCAAACTATGTGGCAACAAAAATGGAAGGACAAGTCCAGTTCAACTTGTATAATAATGTGCGGACCATACAGTCCTTTTATAAGTATAGATGAACAGAAAATTACAACAATGAGTAATACAACCAATGAATAAAGTCTTTTGGATGCAACACGAAAATAGTGAATTAGCCAACTGGCAACAGCAGGTACAGCAAGTTACCGGTTCAGCTAGTTTTTGTGTTATCCCTTGGCTACATCTTGCTACTAGGCCAAATGGAGATGCTCGTATTTGTTGTGTAGCAAACGCATCGGGATCATACTCTGGAGATTATAGTGTAGGGCTTGTTAAGAAAGAAGATGGTAGTCCGAGTAATCTTGGTAAAGATTTGCCCAGTCAAATCTTTAATAGCGAATATATGCGTTCTGTGCGTAGACTAATGCTAGAAGGAAACATACCTAGTAGTTGTACAAAATGTTTTGAAGAAGAGTCTAAAGGTATCGTAAGCAAACGTATTTGGGAAACTGGAGCTTGGCATCTTGACAATATTGACATTCCTAAATTAATTGAAGAAACTGAACTGGACGGGTCTGTCCCTTATAAGTTGCGTTATTTAGATCTCAGACTTGGACATACTTGTAATTTAAAATGTATTATGTGTAGTCCGCATGATAGTAGTATGTGGGTAGCAGATCATAAAAAAGTATTTCCTATATTCCAAAGTCCTTTGATAAAAAATCAAATGCGATGGGATCCGGCTGAGTTTAATAATCGGTGGCACGAGAATCCGGCATTTTGGGAAGAGATCTATGAGCAGATACCTAACATCAGACAATTATACTTTGCTGGCGGCGAACCTTTAATTATTAAAGAACACAAAGTATTCTTAGAAGAAATTGTGCGCAGAGGATATGCTGGACAAATACATCTACGTTACAACACAAACGTTCTCATGCTGGATGAGTCTATCGTTGAACTGTGGAAGAAATTTAGAGTAGTAAAAGTCGGCGTAAGTTTAGATGCGCTAAATGAACGCAATCACTATATACGATTTCCAAGTGACTGGGACACTATTGTAAAGAACCTACACATACTGGACAACACTCCTGACAACATTCATGTTACAATAGCATTGGCCGCACAGATTCTAAATATCAAACATATTCCCGATTTAATTAAGTGGAAGGTATCTAGTAATTTTAAAAAGTTAAACAAACAAGTTAATGCTAGTGGTTATACGCAAGGCGGCGGATTGATTGGTGTACACTTACTCTGGATTCCCACTTGGCTTAGTATGCGAGCATTGCCAGCTGACGATAAGCTGGAAGTTAGAGAAAAATTTAATGAACTTAAAGTTTGGTTAGAACACAACAATAAAGACGACGAGTCGTTAGGAATGAATCCGTGGGGTTGGAAACGTTGGGAAGGTATTTTGGATTGGATGGATGAAGCAGATGATAGCAATTTACTTCCAGATTTCCGAGAATATATTACTACGCTAGATATCCAACGTGGGACAGATTTTAAGAAAATATTTCCCGAGCTTGCTCATTTGTTATGACACCTGTAAAGATAGTATCTACTCAGCAATCACATATCTTAGCAATAAGATGGAATCCTAACAATATTTGTAATTACAAATGCGAATACTGCTGGCCGGGTAGTAATGCTGGTGATTATAAAAGCCCAGCAGATCTAGATCTCATAATTCAAAACTTCAATCACCTTATTGAACGATATAGAACAAAGTTAGGTAAGACCAAGATACATCTTAGCCTAGCCGGCGGCGAACCTACACTATGGAGAGACCTTGCCGAATTTATCGATGCTGTTAAAAAAGATAATGATATCTATTTTAGTTTAATCAGCAATGGTTCTCGGACACTGCGATGGTGGAAAGAATATGGGCACTTAATAGATAATGCTCATTTGTCATATCATATATCTCAAGCAGATCCTGATCACATGATTGCTGTAGCGGATACATTGTTCGAGCTCAATAAGAAAGTTACTGTAAAAGTCTTAATGGACAGGAAGCATTGGCAAGAAGGGTTGGACGTTATCGACTATATGAAAAAGAATAGTAAGCATAAATGGATCCTTATGACCTGCGAAGTTATCGAACCAGAAGTGGCCAACATCAAAGGTATACGTGTTATTGACGCTACAGATATTCAACTGTCAAAAGAACAAAAAAGTTTCTTAAAAAATCCTTTGAAACGCATACCTAATTTATCGTGGTTATGGCGTAATAGAAAATTGATACTCGAAGGACAGATGCGTATCTATGAAAGTATCGCAACTTTGGATAATGGTAAAACTGTTAAAGCAAAGTCTAATACCTATATTAACAAGAACTGGACTAACTTTGAAGGGTGGAGTTGTGATATAGGTTTAGATAATGTTTATATAAACTGGACTGGTGATATACAAGGTTCCTGCCAACAAACAATATACGGACTGGATTATAGTTTCAATATATTAGATCCAGACTTTGTAGAAAAATTTGATCCTGAATTTAAATCTAGTATCTGTTCTATAAAGAACTGTATCTGTAGTTGCGAAACACATCAATCAAAGCAACTCCTTAGTTAAAGGAATGTCTGCCGCGCAGGTACAGAAATTACGGTCACAAGTTACGGGGTTGCTAGGGACAACGAAGTTGCCTTCATATATGTTGCCAAGACTACCACCGACTCTACAAGTCGCTCTGTGTACATCTCCGTCCCAATTAATCATTAGGCTTTCTATACCTGCGTTGCAAGTCCAACCTTTATATTGATTCATTTTTAATTTAATGATATCGTTAGCATGTAATTGTTCTAAAGGCTTATCTTTATAAAATATAACAGTATTAGGTTGTACTGTTGCTTCAGCGTCTTTGACCCAGTCTAGATGTAAAGGTGTGTAACGCATATCATCGAATAAATCGTGATCGCCCTTAGTCCAACGAATGCGTCTTACTGTGTTAGGAATGTTGTATGACAGCATCATAGCTCTGGCCTGTAGTGCTTGATCCATATGGTCATGGTGCGCCATAATCTGTGCTATAATTTTAAAATCTGTATTGGCTAGTTTTTGTATAGTATTAACAACTCTTAACCAATCATATTCAAAGTGTATACTAATTACATATTGATCAACTGGCAAGCTGGCATAAAATTCATATGGTCTTGTACCATTGGTAGTTATACTGATCCAACGAATATTTTTATGTCTAGCATATTTTATTAATTCATCAAACTTAGGATGTACACACGGCTCGCCGCCTGTGAAACTTAAACGTATAGGCTTGCCTATATCGGCTAATCGATCAATAGTGGATTTTAATATTTCTATATCTGTATGTTTACTAGTATTATCGTGTATCTCGCTTGGGCAATAACTACAATCATAGTTACAGCGTTTCCCTAGATTCCATTCTATCTTGATAGCATTGGCATGATCCCACCGATTAGCTACTTTATACATAATCTTTAAACTCCGGAGTCACACCTGTAAAACTTTGATCTCGAGTACGATCCAACGCAAGATTAAATGCTACACATTCTGCCCATTTGTCGCTTTGATCCCTAGCCATTAGATAATTTATGTTGTCTTGTATTTGGCCTTGTGTATATTCTAACAATGCTGGATGCTGTTTAATCATTTGATAATCTCCTAAATGATCTAATACAGCACGTAGCTTAGTAATAGCAAGAACTTGTAGTTCTCTAGGCAATACTTGTGCCGACAATACCTTAGGATATTCTACTCTGTGTGTATGGAATATAATACCTAACTCATCGAGGAAACATTCTATTGTTTTATCCAATGTAAGTATATTGCTTATTTGTACAGTACAAGCACCTACTACGCGAGTAACATTTTTTATCTTTTGTATTTCTTTAATGTTAGATACAACTTCTTTCCAATCACTGTTACCGCGAATGTAATTGTAAACAGAGCCAATGCCGTCAAGGCTGACGTTAACGGCAACGCTTCTAAAATGCGGCCAATATTCATGTACTGTTCTCCCGCCTTTAATTCCTAATGTTGTGCCATTGGTGGCATATTTTAATTCTATATTATTGCCATATGGCTTTAACATGTCTAGTATTCGATAGTGTTGAGGATCCATTAAAGGTTCGCCACCGGCAAACTCAACACGTCTAAAATAAGGTAATAGTTTTTCCAAACTAGTCCACCACTCGGGACTATCTTGAAACTTATCCAAATGCGGCTTACGTTCTAAATTATGTTCTTCCACAATGGCATACATGATATTGCCTTCTCGTTTGTAAAAGTCCTTAACTTCACTCCAGTCATTCCAGCTTGTACTGTCCATTGGATGGCACATACGGCATTTGAGATTACATAGATTGTTTAGTTTAAGTTCTATGGTGGGTATTTCAAACGGCATAGAATAATCATCATGTAATGATTCTAACGCATTAGGATAAAGCCTTGCTCTTGCTTCGGGTATCTTACCTGCTATATGACGTTGTCGTAAACTTTCAACACCTTGATCTTCTAAACTAAAACATTGATCACATTCAGGGGGACGTATATCGTTAAGAACTGATTTACGTATACGCTTCATGGTATCATTATTCCAAATCTCTTCTAAAGTCTCTTGCTGGATAAATCCAACAGGGTGGCTACGACAACAGGCTTGAACAGCACCGTCTTCTCTTGTAGCTAAACCTGTAAAAGGATGTAGACAAAATGTTTTACTTTGACTCATTGATGATTTCATATAATTTCTCAGCAGCCAGTTTGTGTGCTATAGGACCAGGGTGGCTATTATCTAAAGCTAAATCCAAATCTCTGTCAAGTATCATGTAGGGAATAAAATTTGTAGGAGTATTAATAAAGTCGGGCATGACTTGTACCCATCCATGATGCGCACAAAAATGATATTGTTTTACATTTTTAGTTTTTAGAAAACATTCGGCATGATGAATATAAAGGCCTGCTCTTATAGATAAATCGTAATCATTATGGGCACTCAAATATTTTTTAAGAAAGGATTTATCTTTGCTCCAAGGACTAACCATGAAAGATACATCCATTCCTAAGAAGTTTTTCTTAAAAATATAATCTCTAACAGCATAAGTCCAGCCGACAACTACCAAATCTGTAGGAACAAAATCAAAACTCAAAATATCTCTAAGTATTTGTATGTTACTATGACCTGGTTTAGATTGATTGATTACTTCTAATCCTAACTTATCTCCCAACACTTGCGACCACGCAAACTTACTAGGAGTAGGTCCTGCCCAATTCTTACCTTCGACATGACAGTCTTCTAAACCATGACCATAGGTAAAGCTATCACCAAATGTAATAAGTCTAGACATTGGACAAATACCTTATTAGCGGACTAAGTCCAACAGGCTGATTATCTTTGAGAGCAAGATAAATGCTCTTGGTTGGTGCGAGATCAAAGTCCTCGCAAATCTTATAGTAGGTATCACCATAGGTTGTCCATAGATAGTCTGGAGCAAGATTGCGTAAAAAATGTAAACCAATCATCGCAGGCGCACGGAGGTTCATAGCAAAGTCATTTTGTATAGTGATAGCATCTGCGTCCTTACTCTTGGTCCAGCGTAGTCCAATCCTATTCCAACCTAGTCCTAGACCTTTGCTTAGACTTATCCCGACAGACCTAATTGATGGATGAGATACATCAAAGTCAATTCCGCGGCAGCAAGTAAACCAAGCGCCGTCCACATGTACACCAATACCTTTGTTTCCCGCTTCATCTAATATCTCCTTCATAGCCTCGTGGGTATCTCCTGTACTGGGAAATGGCATGGCTACGACTAGTTGCTTCTCCTCGCTGAGGTATCCTGGATATGTATACCAGTTACCCAGTCTGGCATGATATCTATAGTCGCCGGCCAGCACCTGTACAGGACCATTCATGTAAGCCGTATCTATAAATTGAGTACAGCCGTTAATTATGTCCACACGATTAAAACTATCCAATCCTGTAATTGTGTTAAGTTTGGATTGTAACAGCCAAGCAGTCATTTCCTTTTTGAAATTAGTATAAACTTGATCACTAATATCTCTGTCCAATCGGCCAGATAATACATCCTGTATTAGGGATTCAATATAATTGTCTACTAAAGGTTGTGGCCTATCCACTTCTAAATAAATTGGATCGTACTCGGGTGCGATTTTTGTCTTCATGTTTTATTTACATCATTATAGTAGCACATAAATATTTCATGCTTTCTACAACCAATTATACAACAGATACAAAATTATTTCAAGAAGCCTGTAGCCAATTACCTGAATCAGGTATGAGGACTACTATTAATCAGCCTACAGGCAATTTCTTTTACGATCCTTGGGTACTAAAGGATGAGTATAAAGGAACAGTTTGGGAAACACTATACAACAGTTTGCCTGTTAGTAAAGGTGAAGCAAGAATTATTATTTTGGATCCT